GTTTCCCAGTCACGATCGGGAGGGCGCACCAGAGGGGTTATTTGGGGTCTTGACAAAAACTTACAATTAGTATAGGGCTCACTTATGAGTGAACTTTCACTACCAGACCATCTGAAGGATGCCCTGCAGCCATTGCTAATAGAGGCGCAGAACTCTTCGCACTACAACTCACTGTCTAATGCTGATCCTGAGCGATGGACAAAGGCAGCAGCCCTGCTATTACAAGGTGTTAGCCAGAAGAAGACAGCAGCCGAAGCAAAGATTGATAGGACAACAGCCAAGGACATTCAAGCTATGGTGCTGACACATGGAGATGCGGTAGTATTTCGGCGTGAGAAAGCAAAGCAGCTAGCAGTCAAGGCTTCATCTATTGCTGAGTTGGAGGACAAGATTCTTGGAAATCTGTTGGATGGTAGCGATGAGAGCGAGGAAAGGATTAAGGAGTATGGGCCAAAAGAGCTACAACTTCTTTCTGTGGCTGGTAAGGTTGACATGGAAGCATTTGATCGTGTGACTGGCAATAATGTGCAACGCATTGAAGTTAAGCATGTTACTACACCAGAGGAAGCTATTGACTTGATAAATAATTTACCAGAAGTTACAGATGCTGAGGTGGTCGAAAATAATGATTAAATTACTGCACGGATAAATAATGAAGCACAAAGAAAGATTCTTAGGCAGATCAAGGGATTGCATCGCTAAAAAAATTTGTGAATGCTCAGGCCACATTGTTAATTTTAATGGAAACACCTCGAAGGTTGCTATTTACATTACACTTGAATCATTAAACATGACAGGAGAGACAAGATGGATTGAGGGGTTTATTGAATTTTCATCCATAGAAAAAACAAACCATGAATAAATATAAAAACTGGCAGCCGATTGAAACTGCACCAAAGAACCTAAACCAATTGATACTTTGTTGTGGTAGCTATATTTGTATTGGCTGTTGGGATGGTCATTGGTCTCAATGGGAGGATAGTAGCAGCGGATTGAGACTAACTCCCCAACCTGATCACTGGATGAATATGCCAGAGTTACCAAACAATGAACTGGACTAAGCATCCAATTATACCGCTTCCAACTAAAGAGAAGTTAAAAACCCTTTTAGATACTAAGGGAGCGCAAGCTGTATTTGACCTATGGAAGTCTAGGGAAGAGGCGATCAAGCTGTCAAAGGAGGATCCATACCACTACGGAGTCACCCTAGAGAGCTGGAAAAACGCTATCGACAGCCTAGACAGTGTTGACTCTCTTATTATCAGTGGTGGGAATCGTAGCGGGAAAACAGAATTTTGTGCCAAGATGGTTGTGCAGGCTGCAATCCAGAACGATCGAGCCGAGATTATCTGCTTTGCTCAGGACGATAGCGCATCAAAACGAATACAGCAGAAAGCGATTTACCGATACCTGCCCCCTGAATTTAAGAACAAGCGCAAAGAAAAGACAGCTTACCTGAATTATAGTGAGCAAAATGGATTTACTGGCTATCAGTTTATTCTGCCCAATGGATCGAGAGTCTACTTTCATACTTACAGCCAGTTTCAGTTAAATCGAGGAAAGTTTGAGGGACTAGAACTTGGCAGCGAGTCACCAACTTCTCCAAACATTGGGATGTGGTGCGATGAGTACCTTGAGGATGGCGACCTAATTCAGACAATGGTATTTCGTCTAGCAACTAGAAATGCCAAGCAGATTATATCTGCAACTCCCGTCAAAGGATATACACCTTTCATTGGCTCTTACTTGAAGGATGCCGAGACAATTAAAACTAGACCTGCAAAACTACTTAATGGTGAGGATGTTCCGTGTGTCCAGCGAAACCACAATCAAAACTTAGACATTGTTTACTTCCATTCAGACCAGAATCCGTTTGGTGGATATAAGCGAATTGCCAAAGAACTAAGCGGAAAACCAAAGGATACAATCCTTACTCGTGCTTACGGGATTCCAGTGAAGTCAATGACTACGCTGTTCCCATTATTCAATACTTCGGTGCATGTGATCGATAAGTCACCGACTTATAGCTCAAATCAATGGACTGCGTATCAAGTAGTTGACCCTGCTGGTGCTAGAAATTACACCTGTTTGTGGGCTATAGTGAATAAAGACAAGGATGTTCACATATTAAAGGAGTGGCCTGACAAAGATACTTATGGGCCTTGGGCTGAGTTTGGTGATCCGAAGTGGAAGCATGGCCCTGCTGCTGACAAGCTTGGTTACAACATTGATAGGTACATTGAACTATTCGAGGACATTGAATCCGATCTGGGTATAGAAGTGTATGAGCGATTTATTGACTCTCGCTTTGCGTCTAGGGAAGGCAATAATAACTCAACTCTGTTTGACGACTTTGCTGACTCAGGTATGGACTTCTTGCCGACAGATGGCAAAGAGATTGATCGTGGCATCAGTGGCTTAGATCAGTGGTTCTGGTACAATGCAAACGAAAGTGTGGATAGTGCTAATAAACCGCAACTTACGATACATAAGTCTTGTGGAAACCTAATCCATTCCCTGATCAATTGGGGAAACAATAAGAAAAAAGACGAAGCATTGAAGGACTTTGTGGACTGTTTAAGATATTTAAGAATGTGTAATGATGGTGACGGCCCAGACCATATTACATCAAGATCATTAGAAGCAACTAGGGTTGGCAACGGAGGTTATTAATGGCTAAAAAACGATTAAAAGATATTGCAATTGAGTGCGAGGTTTCCTTTGAGGAAGCTATGGAGATTGCCTTGAGCAAGCTACCTGCTGGCTCCCTTAGTGGCAAGGGTAAGAACACTTGGGTTGAGGAAGATTTTGCAAAGATTCTTTTCGAGAGTTGCATGATCAAAGAGATCATCCCTAAGTTTTACATAGGCAAAGTTACTAGGGAGTGTCCAAATCCTAAGTATGTTTACGTTAGCTCTCCTGAGGTTGGCAAGACTGTTCCAGTTTTAATCCCTCGAAGATTTCAAGGTACAGTAAAACCACGTAAGATAATTAAGTTTGAAGCTATCACAGATAAATCTGGGGTTAGTTACCGATATAACCCAAAGATTAATTGATGGATGTTACTTTAGATAAAAAGTGGTGTAAGCAGCAGTCTGATCGGCTTCTTGATTGGGAGTATTTTGTTAGCTGCGTAACTCATTCTGACGCATTTTTATCTTATTCTGATTTATGTGATAGAATAGGAGTGAATAAGCAAACCGAACAAATGAGGTGCGAGAGAATTTTTAAGATTATAAAGAACAACTATGAAAGATCAGGAGACACTTGGGTCGATGACCTACCTTGAGAAAGAGCCTAACATACTTGGCTTGCAGAACGCTTACAATACTACGATCAACGAACTTGAGCCGTACTTCCATGATTGCCGACAATCGTATGATGATCGTCGAAACTTCTGGGATGGTAAGTCTGAGGATCACCGAAAGCATGGAGCAGATGCCTTCCCTTGGGATGGAGCTAGTGACGTAGAAGCACACGTTATTGACGAGCGCATCAATCGCTTGGTTGCTACATTTATGGGATCGCTAAATCGTGCTAATGTGCGAGCCTTTCCCGTTGAGAGTGGTGACATTGCTCGAAGCAAGATTGTTTCAGGGTTCCTAAAGTGGATGGTATCGTCTGGGTACATTGATCGCTTTTACGAGGAAATGGAACTAGGAGCAAACTATTTCCTAGAGCGTGGGCTATTGATTAGTTATGTTGGCTGGCAAAAAGAAGATCGTAGAGTTATCCAGCGTATTTCCCTAGAGCAAATCCAGCAGATTGATCCTAATGTAGTTGAGGCAATCCAAGGCGGTGAGGCTGATGACGAGCTAGTTGCATTGATCCAGCAGGTCTTTGAGGGTGTTACTAACAAGCAAGCTAAGAAAGCTATTAAGGATTTGCGTAAGAACTTTGTGGCAGAGTTGCCGTTAAAGCGGCGGAAGGTAGACGCACCTCAAGTTAAAACCCTGTCTCCCGATGGTGAATTTTTCTTTCCAAACTACGTTAGCGATCCACAGAAAGCACCATACTGTTTCTGGCGCACCTATTTTACAGCCCAAGAGCTAGAGAATAAGGTTGGTACAGAGGGATGGGACGAAGGCTTTGTCGATCATTTAATTGACAAGTATCGTGGCGTAAACGTTGAAGCTATTGATGGTTCTAATGGTGCAATATCATCTGTAAATAGACATCACACGATCAATCAAGCGGAAGATTTGATTGAGATTTGTTACGGCTATCAGCGATTGATAAGCGAAGAGGATAACGCAGAGGGCATTTACTGTACGGTATTTCACCGTGACTTTACTGGAGATGAGTCTACTCAAGGTTACGCTAAGTTTGAGTTACTGAACGGATATGATGACTACCCAGTTGTCGTTACCAGGCTATCCGATGACAGCAAGCAGCTATACGAGATTCAGACAATCCCACATTTAATTCGTGGAGTACAGAACCAAGTTAAGGTTGAGCGTGATTCTCGGATTGATCGCAACTCGATGGCGACATTGCCACCCATCACACACCCATTT